GCAGTAGGTGAAGCTGTAAATGTAGATGCGAAGTTTGTACTTCCGCCATTAATTTTAATAGACATAATTTATCCTAAATAATAACCCAGTTAGAACCCAAAGGCACGGTAACCGTAACTCCTAAAGCAACAGTAATGTCACCAGCAGACATAGCGTTATTACCTGAAGAAATTGCATAGTCTTGAGTGATTGTATTAGCGTTCTCCCATAATCCTTCGGCAGAAATAATACTCCCCGCATTTTGCCACAGAGTGTTTGTTCCGTCAGTTCCTAGTACTTTTCCTGTGTTTCCTGTTTGTGTAGGCAAGAAAGTATTTAGCGCATCATTAGCGGTTACTTGCCCCGTACCCCCCGCTGCAATAGGTAGGGTGCCCGCAGTTAGCGTAGAAGCTGATGTAGAGTATAAAGCGTTGTTAGCTCCAGCAAATGTAGTAAGTCCTGTACCCCCGTAGTTATACGCTATAGGAGTTCCTTGCCAAACAGCGCTAGTGATAGTGCCGTTATAGTCTAAGTTAGCGTTACCCCAAGTTACATTTGAAGCCGCAAATACTCTATATCCCCAAGATCCTGCAACTGTACCTGTAGAGGTACAAACTACTTGAGATGCACCGCCCTGGGTAATGGTTTCAATAGGAGTACCTGAATAATCCTCAACTGTTACCGTACCAGAAGAAGCGCATGAAATGGAAAAGAACTGACCTACTTGCAATGTCGTAGCATCGGGTAGCCGTATTGTTTGGTCTGCTGCCCCTACAACTGCTTGGATTTGGGTAGATGACGCTACTAAGGTAGTCGTGCCCCCAGTCGCTGGAATAAATGTAGTGCCTATAATAGCGTTATTTACTCCGGTAACGTTGCCGTTAGCGTCTCTTAGAACTACTGAGTTTGGACCACTAGAAGATGTAACCCCTGTACCACCATATGAAACCCCTACAGTAGCCCCCTGCCATGTACCTGAAGTGATTGTACCTAAAGCACTGACATTGCCAGAAGCGTCTAGATTGACTGACTTCTCAGAAGGGTATGTAACAAAAATATTGACGGTACCGCTAAAGGTTTCTGCACTGCCTGAGTTACTTGAAGATAGTATCGTATCCCTAGTTAGTGTAGGGCCTGCAGTTGAGTAAGTGCCAATCCCTGCTTCCCATTTACCAGAAACATCTGTAGCCGCGTAGAATGTAGTATTACCCTCCCCAATAGACGTAAAGTCTTGGAACCCGGGAACAGTAGCAGTTAAAGTAAAGCTTACTGTGGTATTAGCCGAACCTTGCTGCTGGACGCGATCCTTTAACACTAGAGCCATTTAGGACTCCTTAACTAGTTGCGGTTGTTGAGTACGTTACTGAAACAGTATCTCCAGCAGTTGTAATCTTAGCTGTTCCAAAAGCGCCTGCGCTGTATAACGTACCACTTGTATTGTTAATAGTACTAGAAGCGCCTGAACCTAACGTTAAGAAACATCCACCAATCGTACCACCTGCCCCTGTAATTAAATATACAATCGGAGTAGCCGCTGCTGCTGTAATGTTTGCAGGAGTTGTACCTGAAGATGTAGCCGCTGCAAATACTGCTGTACCTCGAATAGCTGACCCACCAACCGTGTAGTTTGCGAACTCAGTCCACCCTGCATGCGAAGCCATTGTATCCGCCGCTGCAAATGTAGGGCTAGCACCGTCAACCAATCCTAAGAATGGACCTGTAACTGTATAAGCAGAACCACCAAGCAATGTGTCAAGTAATAATTCTTTACCTACAGCATTAACCAAGTTAGGAAACTCATCTTGCCATTTTAAGTTACCATCTTTATCGCGGCACTCTACGTGGTAGTATCCATGGATACCTACTAATTCTTGATCAGCTACGTTTGTAGCCATTGTTGCTACAGCATTATCGCCGAAGCCTTGTTTTTCTTTAATCATAAAGCTCTCCTAAGAAATTCTAATAATGGCGTTATCTGCATCCGCCGTTGGAAATGTAACAGTAAATGTAGATACCGCAGTTTTATCTTGGCCAAAATTAAGTACAGCTACAGCCGCATTAGTAGTGGCATTATATATCAAAGCTCCTCCAGTAGTAAAACTAGCAGGGTCCCAAGTCACATTATCAAACGTAACTAATGCAGTTGATCCGTCTAAGCGTGGAGCTACTTTAGTAAGTGTTTTGCCCCCTGCTGTATATCCCGTACCTACTACTTCATTTGTAGTTGTGTACGTTGTAGTATCTCTATTTAAATCCGCATCCGCCGAGTATAAGGCAATCTTATATGTATAGCTTGAGCCTACATCAAAATCCTCTAACCCTTTAAGGACGTTTAGTTTAAATACATTACATAGCTGTTGCTCTATCATACTACTGGTATCCTAACTTGTCCGTTCCGGTAAGCATCTCGTCTATTTTTACCGTCGCCTAATTGTTTCAATAGCAACATAGCATTATCGTACCGTTTCTGGTACTCAGCTAATACGTCGGGTTCCCCCTTCATGAACGTATACGCTTCCAACAACGCACCATATAAGAGAACGGAATCGAAATTATCGCCAAGCCAAGTAGTGCCAGCGCTAACAATAGACTCAGGGTAGTAATAATAATGCAGCTCAACGGAGTAATTATCGTCAGGCGTCGGACCAAGGATGAACGTATTTTGGTCAAATAAGGCATAGTATTCAGGAAGTCCCGTATCAGTTGCACTTGGATAAGATGCTCTAATAAAGTTTACATCTTTGTCTAAAAGGTATTTGTAGTTACCTGAACCGTCTATAACAGCTAGAGAAAACGTAGCAAGCCAGTCATTAGGACATGTTAAGTACTTATTACTTACCGTTGTTGTCCCTGTCTTGTTTCTACGTATAGCAGGAAACTGCACAGAGTTATATACACGTTGTTCTGCTTGCTCTATAAACGTGTTGATATCAGCTATTTCAAACTGATTCTCTGTGTAGCTTTCTATTTCTGCAACTAACTGTGTGTAGTTCATGAACCTACCTTATGCCATTGGGCCGCGTGAAGTAAAGCCTTTTGTTGCAGCGCCTTTGCCACGTTGTGCTACGCCATCTTTTTTAACTACATTGCGGTTTGGATCTCCCCCGCTTACGCGACGAGCAGGCATGCCTGGACGAGACGCTTTAGCGCTGTTTGTATTTGGGTCAATATCGCAAGTAATATCTGCGTTAGGTACGATTACTGGTTGTTTATATTCAGCCATGATTACCCTTTCTGATTAGCGGCACGAGCTAGGTTACGACCCATTTTCTTCATGTCGATTGATTTAACTGTTTTAGCTTTATTAGCTTTAGAAACACCACCATCAGTAGGAAGTTTAGCTCCGTCGATGCCTAGTTGTTTGCCTTTTGTTTTGCCTTTGGAATTAACTCCACTTGCGGCTGTTTTAAATGCCATCTTAATACTCCTAAGTTGTTGATACTGTTATGGTGCCTACAGCACCAACTGCTACTAATTGGTTATCTTCTAACCCAAACGGGTCTACTAATCCAACAGGGTTCCAACCCCACTGTATGACCCTACTTCCTCCGTCACCGCCAGGACCTGACTGGTAATATCCTAAATCTGGCCTAGGGTTTCTTACTGCCTGTGGGTCACTAACTGGGTACATACCTAGTTGCAGTTGAGGTTGGTCTGGTTCCCAGCAGCTATTACATACTAGGATATTAACATTTTTAGTCTTAATCACCAACTGTTTAAGCTGCGACAACTTATACCTAAAACCACACCGATCGCACTGAGCAATCGCAAATTTACCTGAGCTATACTTTGTAGCCATTACCTTACCTTACAAACTGCATACGCGGAGCTAAACGAATAGGTGCTTTTTCTCTATCTTCATCTGCAGCTATCTGAAACTCTTGTTCATACGCGGCCTTTAGCATTTCTATTCTAGGCATAGCTTCAGGTATTTTTAAACTTAAGTGATATGCTAAACCTGCTACCATACAAGGCAAGAATCTAAATGGGATATCTGGTGTATTAGTACCCGCGTCACCTGCGTCTTGAATTCTACGTAAGCGGAAATATACAAGTGTATAGAAGTTATCTTGGTCTGGCGTTGGCCACACATTTACTGTCGGGTATTGTACGCCCGTAGGGGCGGGATTAACTGCACCTGATTGTCTATCTATCCATACTTGAATCGGACGCCCTTGAGCATTTTTGTTTGGTATTGTTAAGAAGGTAGATGCCGAGATGCGTGAGATAGCGATATCAGTCTGGTTTTGCCCAGTGCCTGTACGAACAACGTGGTCTAGTAAGTCAATAGTATCTACAGGCAAGTTATATGTAGCCTGTCCTTGAACCATTGGAATCTCGCCTTGTTCTATTGTCCATAGATTAATACCTCTATTTGCCCACTCAATTGTAAGCAAATTCAAACTACGCCGAGCAGTACGCAAGTCATATCCGGTTCTGAGTTCTGAACCACAACGCTCAAAGGCTTCTTCTACTAGATTGTTTAAGTCTAAATTAAAACCTGACGTTCCTGATGTTGTCGTAGTTAAAGCCATATTATTCCTGAGTTGAGACAAACATTATTTCAATTATACCTAGTTGCAGTAAGAAAGCAGTTTGATCTTCTACTGTTTCTAAGAATTGGAACCCTACACTAAACCCTGTTACTACTGACCATTCCATTATCATATTAACCCTTTACTGCCCTTTTGGACTTTTTAAATGTAGTTTTAGAAGGTAAAGCTACCTTCGGTTTAGTTCTTTTTAACGG